AAATCGACCAAGGTTTTCCTGTACTAGGTGAATGTGACCATCCGCCAGAACTAACCGTAAATGTAGACCGTGTATCACACATTATTGAAAATATGTGGATGGATGGACCGAATGGATATGGTAAACTCAAAATTGTTCCAACTCCAATGGGAAATATTATCAGAACATTAATCGAGTCAGGCGCAACTTTAGGCGTTTCATCTCGTGGTTCAGGAGAAGTAGGACCTGATGGAAATGTAAGCAATTTTGAAATTGTCACGGTAGACATCGTAGCACAGCCAAGTGCTCCTGAGGCCTACCCAAAAGCAATTTACGAAGGTTTAATGAATATGCGTGGCGGTTACCAAACTTGGGAACTGGCACAGAATATACAAAATGACAAGGTCGCCCAAAGGTACTTGTCAGAACAAATCGTTAAGTTCATTCGTGAACTTAAATTATAATAGGAGAAGTAACAATGGCAACAGAAATCCTTGCTAAACTTCTAGAGACTGGTGTTCTATCCGAAGAGGCTGGCGCACAAATTAAAGAGGCTCTAGATACTAAACTAGCAGAAGCAAGAGAGGAAATTACGGCCGAGTTGCGTGAGGAGTTCGCTCAGAAATTTGAACACGACAAATCACTTATCGTTGATGCTATGGATAATATGCTCAACAATGCTATTAAAAGTGAAATGGAAGAGTTTAAATCTGACCGAGAGTCTCTAATCGCAGAACGTGTTGCGTATAAGAAAGCAATTTCTGAACACGCAAAACTCCTCGAAAAATTCATTACTTCTCGTTTGGCGACCGAAGTTAAAGAACTTAGAGCAGACCGTGAAAAAGTTAACGAAAATCTTGAAAAAACTAAGAAGTTCGTTGTTAAACAACTTTCACGTGAACTGGCTGAGTTCCACAACGATAAACGTGAGTTAGTAGATACTAAAGTACGTTTAGTTGCAGAAGGTAAAAACATTCTCAACAAGACTAAAGAGAACTTTATTAAGAGATCCGCAGAACTTGTTGAAAATACAATCAAGAACTCTTTACGTTCAGAAATGAAAGCACTCAAAGAAGATATACAATCGGCTAAAGAAAACGAATTTGGTCGTAAAGTATTTGAGGCGTTTTCAGGCGAATTTATGGCTTCACATTTAAATGAAGGCACAGAAGTTGCTAAAGTGAACAAGAAACTTGAAGAATCTGCAACAAAAGTTGCTGAACTTGAAAAAGTGATTGCTGACAAAGATTCAAACATTGAAGATGCTCAAAAGGCTCAACGTATCCTAGAAGATAAGATTAACCGTAAAGAGGTTATGTCGGATCTACTAGCACCGTTAGGCAAAGAAAAGCGTCAGGTGATGAATGAATTACTAGAGTCAGTAAAGACTTCTAATCTAAAAACTGCTTTCAAGAAATATCTACCGGCAGTATTAGATGAAAAGAACGTTTCAACGAAAGAAGAAACAAAAACATTAACAGAAGGCAAAGTGACTGAACATACTGGTGACCGTGAGGTAGCAACGGAAGAATCACCGTCATCAGGAAGCGATGCCGAAATAATTCAGTTGAAAAAACTGGCTGGATTAAATTAACCAGGATAAATTATCAGGAGATAAAAAGATGGAAAATCTTTTCGAAGGAAAAAACTGGGATCAAACACGTGATGCTTTAATGGAAGGCCTAGATGGCACTAAAGCAGACGTAATGAAAACGGTTTTAGAAAACACTAAAGTAGCACTTAACGAAAGTGCAACTGCTGGTGCAACACAGGCTGGTAACATCGCAACTCTTAACAAGGTGATACTACCAGTTATCCGTCGTGTTATGCCGACAGTTATCGCTAACGAAATCATTGGTGTTCAACCAATGACTGGACCAGTAGGTCAAATTCACACATTACGTGTAAGATATGCTGAATCAAAAGCAGGCGTATCTGCAGGTGATGAAGCGTTATCACCATTTGAAATTGCAAACGCATATTCAGGTGATGCGGCAGGGGCTCCGGCTTCAACTGCATCTCTAGAAGGTGTTGCAGGTTCAAAAATGTCAATTCAAGTATTAAAACAAACAGTAGAGGCGAAAACTCGTAAACTATCTGCACGTTGGACATTTGAAGCGGCTCAAGACGCAAACGCAATGCACGGTCTAGATGTAGAGGCTGAGATTATGGCGGCTCTAGCAATGGAAATCACTGCTGAAATCGACCAAGAAATCTTAGGTTCACTATCTAACTTAGCAACAACAGGCGCAACATACGATATGTCAGGTTCTTTCACAGGTACACCTACATTCATCGGTGATAGACACGCCGTGTTAGCGACATTAATCAATCAACAAGCAAACCTAGTTGCTCAACGTACTCGTAGAGGCGCGGCAAACTGGGCAGTTGTTTCACCATCAGCGTTGACAATCTTGCAATCTGCTACAACATCAGCATTCGCAAGAACAACTGAAGGTACTTTTGAAGCACCAACAAATACGAAATTCGTAGGTACTCTAAACGGTACAATGAGAGTATATGTAAACACATATGCATCAAACGATGACGTACTACTTGGTTACAAAGGTTCAGGCGAAATCGATGCGGCGGCATTCTATTGTCCGTACGTTCCGCTAATGTCTTCAGGCGTTGTGGTTGATCCAGGTACATTCGAACCAGTTGTATCATTTATGACTCGTTACGGTTACGTGGAATTAACAAACACTGCATCATCTCTAGGTAATGCGGCAGACTACGTATCAAAAATCGCAGTCTCAAATCTATCTTTCGTATAATTCGTTATACACAGATTACGAAGAAAGCCGGGATTTATTCCCGGCTTTTTTTATGCCAGTAAATCCAATAAACTGATAAATACATTTAAGAAACAAACCTTTTGAGAGAGATAATATGGCAGA